TGAGTGCGTGATTGAGGCGACAACGATTGCCACTAAGGACTTCTTTACTGCAGCCACTGGCAGCAGCACAGGAAACCTGACCTTCCAGCACGGCAGCACGGCTGGCAACATTGCCACATTTACCGCTGCACAAATTGACCTTGGTGGTCCTTCTTACAGCGATCAAGATGGCATTCAGATGCTAACTTTGCCGTACATTGCCACGCCAACATCAGCGGGCAATAATGAATTCAGTTTGGTTTACACCTGATGGCGCTTGTCCTTAAGGACTCTGATTCCTACAGCTGGCCGATTGTTTATCGGCAACCTGTATCAGGAGGGCGGCGAGAGAAGCAAGAGTTTGAGGCAGAGTTCAAGCGTCTGCCTCAATCTCGCATCACTGAGATTCAAGAGCTTGTACAGCAACGCATTGATGGCGCTGAGGTTGACATTTCAGATGTGAGCATTGCTGATGAAATCTTGGTGGGCTGGGAAGGCATCTTGGATGGCGAAGGTGAGCCAATGCCTTTCACGCGTCGCACTAAGGAACAGCTGCTAGAGCTGCCAATGATGGCCGGCACGCTTATTGAGGCATATTTCAACTCGCTTGTGGAGGAGAAGCGGGGAAACTGATTGGCGCCGCTAAGTATTGGGCTGGCGGCGTAGAGATCGACGACACAGCAGAAGACGCCAAGCTGTTTGGCCTTGACATGCCAGACAAAAAGCGCGTCGAGGATTTTGAGGTGATCCCTGCCGCTTGGCCTGCTGTTGTGATGTTTCTGAGGCTGCAGACGCAATGGCGTGTGGGTTCTGCAGGGATCGTGGGGCTTGATTACAACGCGGTGCGCTGGGTGTTTGAGTTGTATGGGGTCAAAGAGCCGCGCAAGATGCTCGATGATTTGCAGATCATCGAAGCTACAGTGGTTGAGACCCTTAATCAGCGCGAGAAATAGCCATGGCTATGGACATGACCACCGCGCTGACTATTAAGGCGAATGTTGTTGGTCAGAGCCAGATCACAGGGCTGCAGAACGGATTAGGGAAAGTCACAACACAGACAAACAAAGCGGCTGGCGCCATGGGTCGCTTTAAGGCTGCTGCAGGTGGAGCGCTTGGCGCGATGCGCGGCTTGCTTCCTGTGATTGGCGTTGGTGCAGTCGGAGCGTTTGCGAAAAAGAGTCTTGACGCTGCTGATTCAATGTCGAAGTTGTCGCAGCGGACTGGCGTTGCTGCCCCAATGCTCGACAAGTTCAGACAAGCTGCTGAGCTAAGCGACACGAGCATTCAAAGCCTTGAAAAGGCATTCCCAAACTTGGCGCGTGGGATTGATGATGCAGTTGTGAAAGGCACGGGGCCAGCCGCAGAAGCATTTGCACGTCTTGGCGTCTCATTGACGGACGCGAATGGCAAGGTCAGAGAAACTGATCAAGTGATGCTGGACTTGGCTGATCGTTTCCAGCAAATGCCTGACGGCACGGAGAAAGCTGCGTTGGCATCTCAAATCTTTGGGCAGCGTCTTGGCTCTGAGCTGATCCCAATGTTGAACATGGGCGGCGATGCAGTCCGTGGGATGAGCACTGCTTTGACTCAAGAGTTTGCAGACAAATCAGCGCAGTTCAACGACAAGCTCACCACGATGGGCGAAAAGCTGGGGCAGCTCGGGATGAAAATAACTGAAGCGCTGTTGCCATTCTTGGAAAAATTGGTTGATGGCGTTGCGTTTCTTGCTGAAAGATTTGCTGCGCTGCCTGGCCCTGTTCAAGGTGCTATCGCTGCTATTGCTGGTATTGCAGCGGTTGGTCTGGTGTTTGCTCCGATTATTGCTGCAGTGACAACACTTGGTCCGCTAATGGTCGGGCTGGCTCCAATTATTCTCAAAGTCGTAGCAGTTGCTGCAGGTCTTGCAGCTGTTGGCGCTGCTTTTAATGCAATTAAAGATGTTGTCATTGAGGTTGCACGCGCGATCAATGACGTGTTTATCAAGCCTATATCTGAAGGTATTAGAGTCTTGGGAGGGTATATTGCAGAGGCTTTTCAGGCTGCCTTTAAATCTGTTTTAGAAATTTTCCGCAAAGCATTTGAGTTTATTGGCTCAAGTTTTGTTAGACCAGTCCATGAAGCTTTCTCGTCACTTGTGAATTCTATAGGCAATTCATTCGCAACCGTTTATCAGGCGATTACAAGTCCAATCAGGCAGGCGTACGATTTTGTTGTAGGTATAGTTCAGGGGATTTTAAATGCTGTTTCAAGGGCTATCAATGCTATTAGAAATTTAGGAAGAGCAAGATCTTCTTCTTCGTCTAATACCGAAAGTGCCGCTGAGGGCGCTTACTGGCGTGGGGGATTTCAAGCGTTTGCAAAGGGTGGTGTTGTGAATGGACCAACTCTCGGCTTGATCGGGGAGGGTGGCGAGAGTGAATATATTGTTCCTGCTAGTAAGGCCATTGGCTTTGCAAACAACATCCTTTCAGGTGTTCGTGGCCCAGGTGCTATCCCTCGTTTTGCAGAAGGCGGCTTTGTCGCTCCTGCAAACGCAAGCGTGAACATTCAGACTGGTCCTGTGACTCAAATGAATGGTCAGAATTTTGTTACCACGCAAGACATGAGCAAAGCAGTCAGGGCAGGAGTGCAGCAAACGCTGGACATCCTGCGCCGTGATGGCAACGTGCGCTCGCAGCTGGGGCTTGTCTGATGGCAGATTCTGACATCATGTGCTTTATGGAGTATTACGCCGACCGGACAAGTGTGGTCGATGGCTCTGGCAACCGCACGCCCACAAGGCAGTGGCAAAACTTTTACCAAGTCGGTCAGACTTTAGGCGTAGACAACAAAGCCACAGGCACTTATTTCTACTTGGCTTTTGACGTTGATGGTTTTGGTTCAAACGATGCTGCGGCCATCAATGATCTTTCTGTGACCTTGGCGGCTACTGCTGATTTGGTCGATATTACTGACACAGCGATTGCGGCAGAAAATCTTGTAATTGCATCCCTTTACGTTCAAGATGTTGGCAAGGATGAGTTTGACACGGCTAGCGCTCAGCTTGTGGCTAGATATATCGGCAGCATTAACGATGCTGAATTAAGCGACGAAACCATCACTTGGACGGTAAACCCAGCAATCAACAAGCTCGATCCACAAGTGCCGACACGCAAGATCACCGTTGATATGCTGAACAAAGTGAGGCAGAGATTGCGATGAGTGAGCGTGTTATTGCTTTCAATGTCAGGATTTTGGATTCTGACGATGTTGAGCGTTCAGGCTTGCAAATTGTGTTTGACGGAACCCGCGTGTTTTATCGAGATTCAGAAGGCGTGGAATATGAAAAGCAAACACTGCGTGGCGCTGATTTCTTAATTCAGCCAATGCTCGCCGCGCGTATCATGTACGAACACGGGGGCTGAGATGGCTAGCAATTCCAGCAAGACCAGCCAGCCTAAGGGCCAAGTCGGCACAATCGCGTCTAGAAGTGATGCGAGCATTCAAAAAAGCAAAAAGCCTCAGCAGGATCTAGAGCGTGAGCAAAACGTTGCTACTGCTGGCGATACTGTGCCGATTGTGTTTTGTAAAAGAGCTAGCAATGCTGGCGGCGTTTGGGTGCAGCCGCCGTTAATCAAGCAAGGGTCTTACAACTTCAACGGAATTTTTCTCTATGCAATTAGTCAGGGAGACATGGTGGATGATCCTGAGATCTATCGGACCTGGTCTGGTGATCGGATTATTTCGCATATACCATCTGGGGGCACAGTTACAGCAACGCATTTTTACTTAAGCGCTGCGGCCATGGCAGCAGCTCCTAATGTTTGTCCAATGACTGGCGGAAAATTTTTCTGCGATGGCGACACTTCCTATTACTTGTGGCAATACGAAAAGGCAAGCGGTTATGCCGAATATTTTGAGCCAAATGAGACTAATATTTATTGGAACTTCAGGGAATTAACTGTAGGTGAGGGCGACACTTCAAACAGTGTTATCGTTTTTAATGGTGCTGATCTAACTGTTCTTGAAGTCGCTACGGGGATCGATAGAACATCCAGTTATTGGTCAATTTTAGGGGTTAGCGATCCTTCAACTGCCAATTTTTACAGGAATGCTAGGTTTAGCAACCAAGACATTGTCGGGGGCGAGACGGTAGGCACAGTTACAGGGGAGACGCCTACGAACTGGAACGATACATTCGCTAGTGCTGGAATTGATTTTTATCAAGCAGTTTATGGCACAACACAGCCAGTCGTCTCGATATTTTCTGAAGGCACACTAAACAATCAAATCAATACAAGCAATCCGGCAAGTACTGGGACTCTGTTTGGAGTCCTTGGCGAGCGCGGTGTCTCAACTGTTGCAGACCCTACAAGCTTTTCAAGCAGTTTTGATTTCACTGTTTTTGCTGACATAACTTTTCTGCAGATTGAAGGCAACTTGTATGACAGCGGGATCAGCGCAAATGCTTATCCGACAACCACTCGTCAGCTGTCTGTGTTCTACGAGCAAGGAATTAGCGTTGACCTGTATAGCGGTGGCTTGGTTAGCGGATCGTATGCAACTGGCGCAAGCAATCAGTTTGTTGACCTTGCGATGCACTTATTCACGCTGATTGGTCGCGCTGAGGGGGCCACCACAGCTGACATATCGATGCCAATCGATGTAACTAATTTGCAAGACATCGCCGCATTCTGCACGAGCAATGGCACGTTCTTCAATGGCGTGATTGAACAGTCAATGAACGTCATCGATTACATCTCCAAGGTTGCGCCTTATTTTCTGCTCTCGTTCATTTCTGCTAATGGTCAGTACAGTTTGCAGCCATTGCTGCCAGTCACTTCCGGCAACGCTATTGATGTTACAGCTTTGACGCCTGCCGCGACATTCACCGAAGCCAACATATTGCCTGGCAGCTTTGTCAAGTCTTACAGGGACGCAGATGATCGCAGAGAAATT